ATAGTCGGCAATTTAAAGCCGAATAACCCGCCATCTTTACCGCCGAATAAATCAACTTGCTTTAATGCTTCACGGCTTTTAAGCTGCAGTTGTAGGTAGGCTTGCGTAAAATCAAAGCGATTGACCGCATCGAGTAAATTCTTTTCTGCTTTTTTTGTATCGGGTTTGAAAACCAGGTCAAGTGGAGCAGTTAATCGAAGTAATCCTGAAAATTCTTTTTGAATCGCGTTTATTTTATTCTGCAACAACGTTTGTTGAGATAACAATTTATTATGCTCTGTAAGCGTTGTATTATCATCCATCAGAGCTTTTGTTAAGCTCTTTGTACTTTTAAACCCGTTCGCTGTCCCTTCCCGCCGCTGTAAATCAAGTGTTTGATTTATCTTTTGAAGCTGCAATTGCAATTCGACTTGCTGTTTAAGAAGTGGGATTATCTTATCTTCTGCTGCTTGCAATGCTACCTTTGCAAGCAATGCCTGATTGATCTTTTCATAAGCGCCGCCCAATTGACCGGCTAATATTTGTTCATCTGAAAGCCCTTTTAAATAGTTTGGATATTCGGCTTTTAATTTCTGTACTGCTGCTAATCTTACATTACGGCTTATGTTCTCATCCTTAGCAACTATAATCAATTCATTTACTTTCAGGATCTCTTTTGCGGCGCTTTCGTTATAGCCGTCCAAGGCTTCTTTTGTCTTATCAATTTCCTCTTTTGATTTTGAAAAACCACGCGTCCATGCAGAGAATCCTACCTGGGAAAAAGTGATTATTGATGTAACAGCAGATAGGGCTAATCCCAATGCTCCTGCTGCTGGCAATAGTTGAGTAATATTATTCTGAATACCAATAAATCCGAAAGGTAAATCTTGTAATATTCTCGAAAGCCCTGTAAAATTTGTACTTGTTTTTGCTACCGATTCACCTGCTGATTTTATAGCTTCTGTAGTTTTCTTTATAGGAACATCAAGCCCTATACTCTTTATCCTGACCGCTTCCCCGGCCAATGCCTCCAATGCTTTATTATATTTAGCTATGCTCCCTATATCTGTTGCGCTATTGACGGACTTTTTCAAAGTAGACATAGCGCGTTCTATGGTTTCAACGCTCGTTACCCCGCTTTTTTGCAAGTCTGAAAACTCTTGTCCAAGAGATTCCAAACCTTTTACAGCCTGCTGAACATTGCTGGCTATTACGATTTCCATGCCCACTTCGGTCATTTCTTCGCCCTCCGCTTTATTTGATGATGCTTTATCATTTGTTCATACAAGTCTTTATCAATTGAAGGATCGTATTTCTCTGACTGCATTTTTTCATCCCCAGGCAAAGGCCACATTTCCATTATGCTGTTAAAAGAAAAGCCTTCCTTAGCATGTGGAATCAAACTAAAGAAGGCTAATTTCCGTAAGCTCCTCGTTTCGCGTTCAATCTTTTTATTTACCCCGGCGCAAACGTCTCTGAAATCAGCCGGTAACATATCATAATATTCATCCGGTCTTAAAACGCATTCGCCAAATGCAAACTCCCGGACTGACCGCCAATCATTTTTTTTTCTTCAGTATCAGTATCACTCTTATTGTCATCACTGAGTGCGGTAATTGCAACGGTTATTTCATTTGTGATTGTAACTAAAGCCTCTTTGCCCTCTTTGCTACTGTAGCACTCATCCACAAATAACTCAAAGTCTTCCAATGTCAATTCGGGCTTTGTCTTTTCATACCGGCAATTATTACAATAGCAGATATAAAAGAGTGCAGCCGACTGCCTTATGATACTATCCGGTAATTGCTCTACGAGTTTTTGATAGCGGTTTTCATCGACTACCCACATAGATACTTTCAGCCAGATTTCTTTTTCGTTGATTGTTACTTTCATATTATGATCCTGTTTCTTCGGTTTGCACTACTTCCCCTTTGCCTGAAATTGTGCCGGTAAAGCCGGAAACGCCATCTTTTGTATGCGTTTCAGCATAGGCAGAAAAAAAGCCCGATCCAGTCTTTGTAATATCTCCGGCATCAGGAACAGCTTTTCCGATCTTCCAGGTGAAAGACGTTTTATCCTGCGTAAGGTTGAAAATATCAGCAGCAGAGGTGCGCCCGCTGTCTGGCTCTAACATATATTGAGCATCAAGCCCAATAGTGTAAGATACATCCCCGGGGCTGCTATCAGGCCCACACATGGAAGACGCATCATTGACTGCAACGGACATATTGAAATTGAAGTTATTCAAACATACCATTAATGCCCAATCGGTCCCTGCTGCAGGATCAATAAAAAGGAAGTATGTACTTGAATCAATCTTACGTTCTGCCATCTTAATAAATTTGAAGACTAAGTTAAATGAAATAAATTAAATCGGAATGTAATAAATCTGTTTATCATCATAAAGGATGAAAGCCCTAATGTTTGCGTTGTATCATTTACCATTTCAATGCGGGTATTCTGAAAGCCATCTACTTCTATAACAGCGCCGGAATTTGGGTAAATAGCTGCATAGGTATCTGCTGCAATTTGGTCAATCTCAGCCCCGGAATTTGCAATATTTGCTTTGCTGAAAATTCCGATCTGTAATGTTGTATCAGTATCAGCGCTATGCATTGTACTTGCGTCCGTACTGGCAACATCGGAAAGCAGGATATAAGTATTTGAAGCGCTTGCGGGAACGTAGTTTGCATAAATATCATAACCGAGTGGTGCAAGTAATGCCCGGACCGCTGTCTTTAATGCCTGGTTTGCTGATTTCATCCCAATACCGATTTAATAGTTAAACTAATCTGCTCTTCGATCTTTGGCCGCTGTTCCATAAATGCCGGAAATAAAAACGGATGAGGGTGAATGCCATTACGAAGAATACTGATAACAATTACATAAGCGATATTGTAAGCGTCTTCTTCAGCTTTCTTTCCTTTCTTACTTCTTCCGCTTGCTGTTGTACCGTGTATTCCTTTTCGCATTACCCATTCAACCATTCTATCTAAGAATTGATCAAGCCCTTGATTTCCCTTCTGATTTCTAAATGTAGCTGCATACCCGGCCCAATCAGCAGGCAAAGAACTTACATATTGCGCCGCATACCGGCCTGTGCCAAATTCGATAAATGGTGCATAAAAGGCATTTACTACAATTGATTTGCTTAAATATGTTTTATTGGCGCTGATTGAATTTCTTAATAATCCCATATCAACCGGGGCTTTCTGCTTTGCCCGTGTTACAATAACATCAGCACTCTTATCCAAACTTTTATCAATAGCATTTTCCAACGTCTTTGCCATGCCGCCAAATAGCTTTTCAGCCTCAACTAATCCTTTAAATTTTATGGTAAGTGCATTACTCATTTCGGTGCCGTATAACAAAGTATCTCCTCGTAAGTAGTGCGGCCTTCTGTGATCAACTTCACATCATTAATACTTAACGTATCAACGCCGTAAATGATCTCGGTTACCTCTACATCAATAGGGCGCTGTGTATAATGCCGCTTAGTGATCTTGAAAGCCTTATTAAACGAAATTTGAGACGATTCTAAGCGCCTTGAGCCATTAACCTGTTCAATCTTACACCAATCTGAATAACTGTCAACAATTGATTTATCTACGCCGCCTGCTGCATCCTGCGTAAGCTGGTAAACATTGAACTGCAATAAAAGATTCATTGCTCCGATCATATCCATCTCCTTTTTATGCTTTTCAATTCAGTTGCCAGCCCTGGAAATAGCTTTGTTTCGATTTCATCTCCCCTGTGTTCGTAAAGCCATGCCGCCTGCCTTTTCCACATATCCAAAAGATTATCCGGTAAAGTTGTATAACCTGTTGTATATACCAATTTCAATTCATCGCATATTTCAGTAACAAAGCGCTTGAATGACACGCCGGTAACGGTATATTGATCATCTGGTAAAGCTATATCTGAAATATCCTTTACGCTGATAATTTCGTTTACCGGCCCCCAGGGTAATTCCATTTCGTGTAATTGTACTTGAATATTAACTGCGACAGTACGTTCAACAAAAGAAATGCCGGTGAACATTTCCAATTGCAGCCTGGCAGCTTTGATAATACTTGCAAGCAAATCATCATCTGCGGTAATTGTATCAGGGATCTTTATCCATTGTTTCAGCGCGGCAATAGTAAGGGTATCTGCTCCCTCATCAGAAAAAAGATAATCACCGCCTACAATTGAATTGCATTTCATGCTTTAAAGGTAAGGCAAAAATATAATTGGTGAAATATTAGGTTTATATTCAAAAATTAGTAACCTTTGTTTTACTATGAATATCGTTATACCACTGATAGAATCCAAAAATGATAACGTTGAATTACGTTATACCCTGCGAAGTTTGCAGGCTTATTACGGGGACTTTGAATTGTATGTAATTGGGTATTGCCCTTTATGGCTTAAAGCTGATACTTATATTTGGGATGTCAACATATCTGGCTCTAAGAATAAGGAATTTAATATAGCCTCAAGGATTGCCTATTCCTGTCAAATAATTCACGAACCCTTCCTCTATTCTTGCGATGATAATTACATTCTTCCTTCATACTGTGATATTGTAAGACATAAAGGATTTATTTCAGAAACTTGCGCCGAAACGAAATCAGGCAGCTACCGCAAGAGTTGTGAGAATACAATGAAAGAATTGGGTCTTAATGTACTTGACTATGATTTGCATTGCCCTGCATGGATTGACCCACATAAATTCCTTGATGTTTACCAGGCTCATAATTTCAACCAAGACTTCGGCCTTTTGGTAAAATCGACTTACTTCAATTACGTAGGCTCCGCCTGCACGCTTTCCGATGATATAAAAATAAGAACGCCGTTGCGATCATTGGAGCACTTGCGCAATGTTGAGTTTTTCAGCACCCATGAAAGCGCAATAAATAAGCAAATGATTATATTTTTGGAATCGCTGTTTCCTGACAAAAGCAGGTTTGAAGGCTAACGAACAGTGCTTTGCGTTCTTTTGGGAATTTGAAAAAAGTCAAGCTGAAAAATATTACTAAACTTAAATAGAATTACTATGGATGAATTACTTCCGTCAAGCCGCACTTTTATAAATACCCATGTTGGGCGAAGGCGGTTAAATTATTAGGGTTTGTCAGCCTATAACCTGACAAGAGAACCAATTTTGTAATTATGTGCCGTTAAATTGTAGTATATGAGAATTTTAAAAATTGAAAGTTTGCCGTCAGCAAAAGATTGGGTAGATAGAGATGCAATAATGTTGCATAGCTGTTTCCAAATTTTGAAGGATGCAGTAGAAAAAGAAAAGGTTGACACACATTGTAACTATGAAGCACACAAGGAGTTTGTTGATGAAGTTAGATTTCTTTACAAGTGGTGGGAAAAGCGTTCAAAAATTGGATGGTCAGATGACCAACACGAAGAAGATGATGCAATGCTTTTGCGTCTTATGAAAATTCGCACAGCGTTGTGGACTTAATGGCACATAACGTTCAAGCATTTGTGTTTGTGGCGGAATTTGGAAAACGTCAGCCGAACAACAGATGCAGCCCAATAGCGAACCGAAGATGAGCACCTGCGTACAGTCCGCCGACATAACACAAATGCAGTGTTGGCAGAAGTGCGGTTATTTAATGAACGATTTTTTAACTACAAAAAATAAAAACAATGTTTAGTCCAGTTGAATGTTTTATTCTCTCCTGCGATAATTGTCAGGAGCATTTTGAAAACTACAATGGCTTTGGAATTTTCGCCGATAAAGATGCAGCAAGGGAAGATGCAGAAGAAGATGGTTGGTATAGAGACGGTGAAAAGCATTACTGCCCTAAGTGCCACACCATTGACGATGAAGATAATTTGATTGTCAAACCACTTGAAAAAACGGAAGGGTAGCATTTCTGCCAACGTTTCGGGTATTTGCGAAGTGCAGAATTAGAATAATTCAAACTTATAATTAACCGAAAATATTAATAGAAAAACAAAATTTAAATATTAACCTTAGCTCTGCATTTTGCAAATACCTTGTTAGGTGCAGTGCTTCTCACAAAACTTGATAAAATGCACATACATTTTTATTTAAACAACGAAGAAGAAACTCAAATAACAAGTTTCTACGATATGGCTTCCAACCCATTTAATGTTGGTGATATTGTCAATCTGAATGTAGAAGAACTTTATCCTGTTGACTATAATCAGTACAAGGATGAAATGAAAATTAAAATGATTGAAGACAATAAAGAACTTGAAAAACTATTTAGAAGAACAAAAGTAAAAATTGTCAGAGAAAGCAAATGGGTTGAATTTAAGGTTGCAAAAGCTCCGAAACTTGTTATTGAGTTTCATTGCGAGTTTGTGTCATAGCATTGCACCTAACGTAGAAGCATTTGCGTAGTACGGGAGATTAACTTCATGTCGCAAAATTGAAAAACTAATGCCGGGGCTTTTTTTGTGTGGCAATCGAAGAATAAGTTCTTTGAAATACGGGTAAAAATAATTACGCTAAAACGCAAAATAAATTTGTTTTGTATTTACATTATAACGTATATTTGTATAACAAAAGCAGAACAAAATGAGACACGAAGAAATAACGAACGAAGTAATTGCAAAGTTAAAGAATGCCGGTTTTGTAGTTGACGGATATTCTGTAAGTGAATCAGATTTCGGCGTTAGTCATTACGTAATTGCTTTTGACAATAATAACAATTCTTACAAGTTTAGAATTTCTGATCATTCTACCGAAAACATTCACAGAATGTTTAATGAGTATCATATTAACACTACACCTCTTGGAATTTCTCTTATAGACTCCAGAATAGAAAAGGCAGAAAAAATTGCTTTCCCTGAAAAGTTCGACATTATATATACAGGCGAGGTAATCACAGGAATTAAAGTAAGAAAATACATACGAAAATAATTATGAGCGACCATCTAATAACAATCGGGAAAAATATAAAGTTTGCAAGACAAATTAAAAAATGGAGTCAAACTGAACTTGCCAATGAATCGGGTTTGAGAATTGCAACTATTTCAGATATTGAAAACGGGAAATTGAACTTCGAAATAAATACTCTTGTACGAATTGCTTCTGCACTTAATTGTTATCTGGATATTACTTTAACGCCAGTGAAAGCAAAATAGGTTAACGCGATATGAGCGTTGGCAAAAAAAGCCTTTACTACTGCTTAATCATTATTGTTACCCGTATTATGCAAATGCCACGTTGCACGCACGTTTTAATTGCGTGCAACGTTTCGGGGCTTGGCGAAGTGGCTGAACCCGAAGCTCAATAGAATTACTAAACTTTAAAATAAAAAACGAATGT